ATCGTTTTTATCTTTTGTTATTATGTAATTTTCAAATATCATTTCTCTAACACTAATATTATTATCGTCGTCATCATCAGTAATAATTTTAAAACTTCATTAATAAGCATATCCAATATATTAATTAATTCTGCATCGCCTTTATCTGTTTCCGCTTTTATATCAATAATTAAATTATGTAATTTTTCTAAATCTTCCTTTTTTGGTAGTTCAATTAATATTGCTTTTAATTCATCTATTCCACTATTAGAAGAATTTAAACCTTTAACTCCTCCGCTTTTTTGTAATGCTTCTTTATAATTTTTAATAAAATTTAAAAAATATTCTGGTGTTAAAATTGCGACTTCGCTTAATTGTGTTTTAATTGCTGGATATTGTTGTAAAAGAACCTTTTTATCATCTTGACTTAATAAACCAAAAACATAACGTGATGGATATTTTCTATTTTCATATTGAGCGTCAGTTTCATTAAATTTTTTTGATAAGTTAGGATTATCAGTAAAAAAACCAACTAAATAAGATTGAACTAATTTATTAACTTCTTGCTCGTCTTCTAATATTTCGGCACTTGTTTTCGGCATCGCCATAACTTGATTTATTCCTAATTGATTATCTAATATATTTTTTTGTAAATTCATTGATGTTCTTTGTTTTGTTTTTAAATAAGTCATATGACGGTTAAAAGCTTGTTCTTCATCATATGGTGTTCGAAATCCACTAAATTGAATATTAGACATTTATATAATATAAAATATAAAAAAAATTTTAATTTTTAATTTTTTTATTTTTTTTTTAATTTTTGTTATTTTTTTATAGTATAAATATAATGTATAAAAATGAGATAAGAAAAGAAATTGAAAACTATAAAAAAATTGTCGCCCATTTAAACGAACATGTTAAAGAAGGTAATTTTGATAATTTAGATATTTCACAATCTAATTTATTAAAGAAAGAAATTAAAAGATTAAAACCATTAATAAAAGGCGGTGATATTAATTTATTAAAAGCGGTTGATATTTCTAAAGATGATGAATTATATAAGTTTTCTAATCCAAAAGAAGCACAAAAAAAAGCATTTAAATATATTGATAAATCCGCCATACTTTATAAATCATCAAATCCAAAAAAAAAATATATGATATTTGACCCTAATATTAATAAAATGGTTCATTTCGGACAAATGGATTTTGAAGACTATAATAAACATAAAAATTTAATCCGTCGTAATTCATACTTAAAAAGAACTGTAAATATGAGGGGTAATTGGAAGGATAATATTTATTCACCAAATAATTTATCAAGAAATATTTTATGGTAATTAAATAAATATTATAGAACAATTAAATTTATATTATTTTTTTTTCTATTTCATTATTATATAATGACAACAATAACAAAAAAAGAAATGGATTTAAATTATGGAAAAAAAAATGAAATAAAAATACTTCCAACAATTAGAAGATATTTTGGTTATGATAATTTAGAAATAGATATAAATAATCCATTCTTAACAATTGATTTTATTAATAATGATGTTTGTATTGAATTAAAAACAAGAAGAATAAACCACGATAAATATGAAACCGCTTTTATTGGATATAATAAATATCAATATTTTAAAAAGAATAGAAAGAAATTAAAGTGTCATATTGTTTATAAATATGAAGATGGATTATATTATATTACTTATGATAAATCATTATTTAAAACATTTGAAAAGAAAGTTCAAGCGGTTTGGCGTGATGGTAAATGTGAAAATTCAAAAGTTGTATTAATACCAACAAACAATTTAATTAAAATTGAAGATTAAATTTTTTTACTATAATTTATTATAATCAAATATTATAATAATGAGTATATCGGATAGGGATTTAAAAGAAATTGCACTAAAATATAAAATACCATTAAATGAAGTTTTTATGAAAGATGAACCACCAAACAAAATATTTGAAGGCGGTTATATAATTAATTTAGCGGATAAATCACAAGAAAACGGAGGCACTCATTGGGTTGCATTATATATTCCATCAACAAGTAATAAAACAATCGCTTATATGGATAGTTTTGGATTTATACCGCCATTAAGTGTTATCAATTGGATAAAAACAACACCATTGAAAAATTATAAAATCGCTTACAATACAAAACAAATTCAAAATATCAATAGCGGAGGTTGCGGTATATATTCACTTTTCTTTATTAATTATATGGATATATTACATAAAAGCACACCAATTGAAGATTGTATTGAACTTTTCGGTCGTTTATTTGATGATGACACAACAAAGAATTTAACAATATTGAAATCATTAATACCATATTATAAAAATACCGTATAAATGATGTTTCTATGTTTTTCTACTTTTCTACTTTTTTTATTCCTTAAATCAAAAATAATTTTTTTTTTTATAAATAATAAATATATTTTTATTTTTACTGTTTTAAAAAAGTTTTGATTTAAGGAATAAAAAAAGTAGAAAAGTAGAAAAAAGGTAGAATATTAAAAAATAATAAATATATTGCATATAATATATAATGGATAATTCTAATCGTTTTTATGATGAATTGATTATAGAACAAAATAATATAATGAACCACTTAAAAAATTCTAAAGATGAAAAAGAACAAAGAAATTTTGAAAAACATTTAACAATAATAAACATGTTAATAAAAAATATTTATAAATACAATAATTATAAAAATCCAAAAACAAAAAAATAATATTTAAATTTTATTATCATCTTTACTCCCCATTTCTAATTCTAATTTTTCGCTTTTTACTTCGCCGTTAATATCTCTTTTAATTGATATTAAACCACAAAAAATAGAAACATCACTGCATTTACTTTTAAATCCATATCTAACCAAAACAGCCAGAAAACCAAAGCCCATAGTAGCAATTCCATAAATAAGCGTGTCATTCATATTAATATTATTATATAAATATAAAAATATTTTAATTTGGATAACTTCCAGTTTGTTGAATATACATTAATAATAAAGCATTATTACTATTTTCTAAATTTTGTAATGCATTTTTTCTTCGTTCGGTTGATCTTCTTATTTCATCTTGAGTTAATTGAATTTCTTGAACTAAATTATCCATATCACCGTTTAAAATTGGTATTGAATAAGTTTTAGAATTAATTTTAACTATAATTGGAGGAGGGGCCATTTATATAATAAGTATTATATATTTTTAAATTTTAGAAAATAACATTTTAAATTAAATTTGTTCTTGTTAAACTTACATTAATACTAAAATTACAACTAAATCCACTATCACCAGCAAAAACTAATTGCATATTTAATGGTAGATTACCACTTCCAGTTCCAGATAATCCGACTAAATCAACATAATCACACCAATTAAAATTTTGAAATTGTGAATTAGTGCCGTTATTAAATGTAGAAGGATTTTGCCATACAGCATACGGTGTTAAAGCATTATAAGTAATTGGTGAATAAAAATTTGAAGATTGGTCTTGAAATACTATAAAAAGTGCTATTCCTTTATCTCCAGTATTAGAACAATTCCAACAATTTAAAGCAAAATCTATTTTCCAATTTGTAGATGTATAACCACTTAAAGGTATATCCGCCACAAATTCATAAGGTATATTAAAAGCAGTCGTATATACATTTTCATAAGTTTGTCCTCCCAAAGTATAATTAAATGTATCAGTTCTTTCTCTTGTAAAACATATTGGATTTGAATAATTATAACTATTAATATTAGGAGCATCTAAAATAATATTACCTAAAGTTGAACTTGTTAATGTAATATTATCATCAGTAATAATATTTATATCTAATCCCCCAATATGTTGAATATTTAAACTATTGACCGTAGAATTATTAATTATATTATTATTTGATAAAACTAAACTTTCATTTGTTGAACTATCTAAAATAGTAATATTATCATTTGTTAAAGTATTTGAAATATTATTTAATAATTCATCAATTAAAATAGTATCTTGAATATGTAATGTTGTTGGATTTGGTGGAGCTTCTAAAGCACTTAATCCAATTGGTAGATAACACAACCGTTGAAATGTTATTGAATTACCACTTAATTCATCTATTATTTCAAAAGGGTTAAAATCAATTCTTCCTAATAATGGATAATCGTCGCTTTCTAATATTATTGATTTTGTTGTTGTCATAATTATTGTATATAATTATATATTAAAAAAATTATAACAAATATTATTTATTTTAAATAATATGTAATAAAACAAATTCCGTTCAAAATATTAATTGCCGGCCCTTGAAAACTATTTAATGTAATAAAACCATTCCAATTTTGACCAGCACCATAAACCGTTGAAGCATTCCATACTTGACAAATTGGAGTTCCGCCACTTGATGGATATTGAGAAGATTGAAAACTTAAATTTGAACCGCCATTTGGTCCATTAGAACCATATAAAGCAGACCACGAACAAATGTTATTATTTGTTGTAAATGGATTATTTGAAATACCCCCTATTCCACCACCGCCAGATGTTGCATTAGATCCATTTGAACCAGCACTTGCACGACATACAGAAACGCCCAATGTTGTTGATAATATTTCAGTATAAAAATTAAAGTTAATTTGTATAATATGGCCAGCAGTAAATGGTATTATTCCGTTATTTGTAATAGTTGTTCCAGCACTTCCAGCACCTCCAGCATTCCAAGTTCCGCCGTTATTATCAAAAGCATTTCCACTTGCTCCACCTCTTCCAATACATCTAACAGAAATACCAATACAATTTGTCGGTAGTGTTATAGATGTATTGAATGTATATTGAATAGTATAAGTTTTTCCAATTGATGGAGAGTTTGTTATTGCACTTTGAACCCACGCCGTTGTTGGCATTTTTGTTGAACTATCAGAAAATATAGGTTGAACCGCATTACATGTAGGGGGATTTGTTATTTGTATAGTAATATCAGTACTATTAATTTGAATTGGAGTTGTTTGAAATGCACCATTATTATTACATAAGAAAATATGACTTGCATTATTAACATTATTGTCATAATATGTATTTCCAATATTTGAATATATTTGAGTTGTTGATAAATTATTATTTGCATTAGTTAAATTTAAATATGAAGCCGTTATTTGTCTATCAGTTCCAAGAACACCATTTAATAAAACATTACAAGAAATATTACATAAATTAGAACAAGTTAAACCAACATTAAAATTTATTAAACCAGTTGCACTATCACCAGCTTTTTTTAAATATAATCCATTTGCTATATTAAGTGTTAAATATTCTAAATTTATAATCCAATCAGAATAATTAAAAACTGGATTTAATGGAAATGGATTTGGGGGATTTGTTTGAGACATATTAATATAATTTATTCTATAAAATAATATTTTATTTTTTATATATTAATTATATAAAAGAATGAATAAAAAAAAACATAAAAAAAAAGATAATGATATAATTAACTATTATGAAAAAATACCAAAGAAATATAAAAATAATTATCATAATCCTAATTATGAAAAACATTTAATGAATATCCCAATGCGTTGTTTAATTATAGGTTCAAGCTCGAGCGGAAAAAGTAATGTCGTAATAAATATAATACAAAAATTTAATGATACATTCGGAAATATAAAAATATGTTGTAAAGATAAAAACGAACCATTATATAGAATGTTAAGTGATAAATTAGATCCATCAACATTTCAAATTTATGAAGGTTTTAAAAATATACCATCATTAGATGATAAAGAAGAATTTGACCCATCATTACAACATTTAATTGTATTTGATGATTTATGTTTAGAAAAAAACCAATCTATTATTGAAGATTATTTTATAAGAGGGCGAAAAATTGCTAAAGGTGTAAGTCTAATTTATTTAACCCAATCATATTTTAAATGTCCACGTGTTGTTAGAATGAATGTTAATTATATTGTTTTAAAAAAAGTTGGCTCAACAAAAGATTTAACTTGTATATTAAGGGAGTATTCTTTAGGAGTTGATTTAGACCAATTAAAGAATATATATAAAAAAAATGTTGTTTCTATGACGGATTTTTTATTAATAGATTTAGACACAACTGATGATAAAAGATTTAGAAAGGGATTTAACCAAATTTTAAAAGTAAAAAATGAAGATAGTGAAAGCGACGAAGAAAGCGATAATTCAAGTTCATGTGATGAAGAAATGAAAGGTTGCGGAAGAAATAAATTAATAACATTATTTAATAAATATAAAAAGTAATTATTTTTTTTTAATATTTATAAAACACGCTTTACCATCTTTTGTTTTTAAAGCATTATTAACACATCCCAATTCTTTTAATTCAGCATTAATTTTTTTTTTATCACAATCTAATAAATCATAAACATCAGTTTTAATTATACGATCGTTTTTATCTTTTGTTATTATGTAATTTTCAAATATCATTTCTCTAACACTAATATTATTATCGTCGTCATCATCAGTAATAATTTTAAAATCTTCATCAACCATAATTTTTTTATTATTAATTTCTAAGGCTTTATTTTGATAATATTCATACAATAAATAAATAATACCAAATTTATAATTTTCATTTTCATATATTACTTGTTTTAAATCATCTTTTTTTATAGAATATGCAGACATAAATTGTTTTCCATATTTATTTAATAATATATCATATTTATCTTGACTTATAAATTGTTTAACGCCTTCACATCTAATATGGTGTTCTTCATTATCGTTGCCATCAAATACAATTGAATTATTACCCAATATAATTATAGATGTATCAATGTTAATTTTAATTTTATCATTATATAAACTTCTACATTCAATAACATCCCCACCACTTGCTATACTTTTAATGACTTTATTACTTATTTTTTTTTGTTTTGTAATATCTTTTTCAGTTTCTTCGGTTTCTTGACTTATCCCAATTCTACAATATTGAAAATCCATTAACCACCCATTTTCTTTAGCCATATCAGAAGATTTTTTACTTTGTCTATCACATAACATATTTTCTAAATTAAATGAATTTACATAATCTTCAAAACCAACTTTAAATAATAAATATAATATTCCTTTACCGCAGTTTCTATTACCCATAAAAGACATAAAATTTTTATCTTCAATATTTGCTGTTATTGCTCTTGAAAAGTATTTTAAAACTAAATCAGTTTTATCATTAAAAAGATTTTCAAATATTGTTTCTTTAATAGTATTAATAAATTCTTTATTTGGATTATTAAAATATTCTTCATAATTAAAATTAATAATAATAGTTGTATAAACATTTTCAACATTTTCCCATTTAATAAATTTTCTTTCTTTAAAATCTAATACACCATCTAAAAAACATAATTTATTTTTTGTTGATGAATGAAATTTATTATAAAAATTATCATCTTGTTTTAATGTTAAAATTTTAGCCATAAACGCATCATATATATTTTTTGCACCTTTTATATTACCACAATAAATAAGTGTTTCGTTTTTTTCATTTGTTTTAAAAATCTTTAATCCTAAAATATAAGATATTAAATTATTATATATTTCACCTTTATCATAAATATATTTATTATTTTTTTTATAATATAAAACTTTTCTTGTATATATAAAATTATCTCCAATAGTATTTATTAAATAATCAGATGCTTCGTTATCATCTTTAACAAATATTAAATTACTATTATCATTATTATTATTAATAAATTCTTTATTTATCTTTTTATATAATGTTTCATCATCAATGGATTTTTTTAATATATATTTTATTGATGCTATTGTTATTTGTTTCTTAGTATTATTAAAGATTGTTTTATTAAGATTATCATAAAAATTTTTACATTCATTATAACCATCATATTTAGGCATCAATTCAGAAATTTTATTAAATAAATCAAACCCTAATTTTTCATTTTTTATTAAAATACCAATTGATAACCAATTATTATAATTTCCTATTTTTTCATAAACATTGTATTTAAAAAGATGATTTAAATATTTATAAGTTTCGTTATCATTGTTTTTATCTTCTTTAATATCTTCTTTTTTATTTTCTTTAATATCTTCTTTAATATCTTCTTTAATAATTTTTTTTTCTTTTGGTTTTTCTTCAATTTCTTTTAAACCATTTTTAAATAATGGTGATATTAAATCAAAATTAATCGGTGTATCAAAATAATCACTATTATAATTATTTATTTCTTTATCAGCCTTTTCCCATACATTTGTTTGTCTTAAAAAATCACCTTTCAAAAAATTTAATACATCTAATTGATTTTTATAAATCGGTACATTATCCGTTCTTATATAAATATGAATTCCTTTTGTATTTCCAGTAGTCCAAGGTAGTGATTTAATAATTTTAATTATTGATTTTTCAACTTTATTTTCTTTTAATATTTTAATATAATCATCTAA